GCAGATTTTCCCTTTGGTGTGACCCTTCTTGACAATGCCATCGCCACGGGTGACGCTGCCGCCCTTGGCGTACTTCTGATCGACACCCGGATTGACGGTCATGTCATAAAGCCGCTTGAATATACTTGGCTTGCTAGTACGGCCTGCCTCGGTAGCGGCGTTTTTCGCCACGCGCTCGCTACGACTTGCGAGCGTACGCGCTCCACGACCAGCATAATCACGAGTTACCGACGGAGCCGGGACGGGCTTCTTTGCAGCTTCTTTGAGGGCCTCTGCCATGGTCAGGGGGCCCCTAGTGAACGAAGTCTCGCGCTCCTTCATAATCTGTTTAGCGCGAGCGTTGAGAGCGTCTGAAGGTTTCGGCAACCGCTTACCAGTGACGACAATTTCCTTGTCTTCCTTGGCTCTGCTCATAGCAGGCTTAGCAGGTGCAGCAGCTTTCTTAGCAGGTGCAGCAGCTTTCTTAGCCGGGGCTTCTACCTTCGGGGTGGAGAAGTCCATCCGGTCCAGCTCGCGCAGGTTCTCACCGCGACGGGCAGCAGCTTCGAGGTCTACAGCCGCACCGGACATACCGCCGTCAGCGTAGCGCTTCTTGGTCATGCCACCCTTCTTGTAGCCGCCAGAACCAAATTTATTCTTCTTCATCATACAAACCGTCCTTTCGTCTTACCCTTGGTGACACAACCGTCGGCGCGCTTGGAAGCGGTACCGCCCTTGGCCATCTTCTTGACCGCGCCGCCTTTCTTCATCATTGGCGCACCAGCAGGAGCTTCTTCGGCTACCATGATATCTTCCATCATCGGGCGACCGCGCATACCGCCAGCAGCTTGTTCTTGTGCGCGTTTTTTCTTGGCGAGCAGCATACCTATGGCACCCAAACCGCCGCTACCGGCGATTTTGTTGACTGCACCTTTGTTGGTGGCTGCGAGTCCAGCTAAGCCGAACATACCGCTTTTCCCAAGTTTTCTTAGAATGCTCATTACGCTACGTTCCTCTGCGGCGGAACAACCATCGGGTAAAGGATATCCTTACCGTAGTTGCCGATGTATTCCTGCACGCCCATGTGGCCTAGCGAGATCGACGGGTCGATCCAGACGTCGAAACCGAGTTCACGTGCACGGTCACAGAAGAGGAAGTCTTCCCCCATGTAACCTTCTTCCGTAACTTGGAAATCAAACATCGCAGTGAGCGTACGATCCGAGCGAGTATCATAGTATTTCCACTCCGGATGGGCTGCTGCCATCTGCTCAAAGACCTCACGGCGCACCAGCATGAAGGCAGTCGCCACGCGCTTGGCACGGACAAGGCCCATACCGTTCATCGTGAGTTCGCCGTTCTCGTCGTAGTCCAACGTGGCGATGTAGGTCTTGGTCTCGCTGCGGGTGCGCGGAACACCAGCGACGATGCCCTTCTTGGGGTCGGTGCCCCACGCCATCAGGCGGAAAATGTCGTCAGGCTCGAAGTTGATGTCCGAGTCGATGAACATGAGGTAGTCGCAGTTGGACTCCAGCAGGTCCTGCGCCAGCAGATTGCGAGCACGGGAGACAACAGAACAGCCGCAGATGCTGCCAATCTGAATATCAATCCCGTGCTGCGCAGCCTGTTGCGCAAAGCGAGCGAGCGAAACTGCCAGCTTCAAGGACACCTTGAAGTCGTATGCGGGCAGAGCAACGAAGATGCTCTTACCTGCTAGGTCGTAGCTCTTTTGCGCCTGCATAGGTCACCCGTAGAAGGTTGTAGCAGTTAGGTTAGCATCCAACCCTGCATAAATCCCATTTTCAGCAAGGATGCCTTCGCCGGGAACAAGTATAGAGTAAGCAACAGCGTTATAGCTGTCGGCTTCCAACAATACAGTTAGGTAGGCCGTTACGTTACCTGTACCAGACGCCGCCGTAGTAACCGTAAAGGTGGTGGCATTAGCAGTAAGTACCGTATACGCGCCGTCCACAGCGGTACCACTAGTAAAATCTAGGAATACCCTATCACCCGCAACTAGAGTATTTGCTACCGTAACTGTTAGTGTGGTTGAGGCAATGCTGTACGTACCCGCTTGCGGGTCGTTGTCCATAAAAAGGACGTGCCTTGCCGCCGCAGAAGCGTTTGCGGAAATAATAGCCCCTTTCAGGCGCGTACGGGAGCCGTACACAACGCCCGAAGTGGACCTATGTTTGGATTTGACATCATACTGCATACCCATCGGATTTCTCCTTCTTAGAGGTTACCGATTAGGTGTTAGCAGTGAAGATCGTCGTCAGCCAAACTGCGTCCGTGGTCGCAATGCACTGAAGCCAAGTCGAACCTTCCATGGTCACCGAAGCGGTGCCGTTGATGGTATCGCTGGTGTTTGCATAAACGATGAGGCCGTTCGTAGCCGCCGAGTTGTAGACCGAGATGGTCGTACCAGCGACAGCCGTCGGCAATGCAACACCGTTCGTGCCAGAAGCGCTGCCAACGACGTTGACACCGTTCGAAAGAGCAGCGGCGGTTGCGAGGTTAGTACCAGCGGCGGTGACAGCAGCAACCGGCTGAACAACGGTGCCCGTAACGGTGCCCGAAATGTTGCCTGTGACGTTGCCTGTGACGTTGCCTGTGACGTTGCCGGTCAGGTTACCAACGAAGCCGTTGGTTGAGATTACCGGACCCGAAAAGGTTGTATTGGCCATGATTTATCTCCGTGTAGTAGCACCACCCCATACCGTCTCTACTACGTCTGCTAGGGCAGTCGGTATGGATCAATTACCTAGGTGAGTAGGTATAACACCAAAAAGAAAAGAGGGGAAGAAGTTTCCCTCTCCCCCTCCCCCTGTTTCCTTAGGCAGCGCCTTCGGAAGCGAACATGCCCAGCGGGTCAGACCAGCCGAACGAGTAACGCTCACGGCTCTTGTAACGGACGTTGCCGGTGTCGAAGTCGCCGTCCATGCTCTGGGCGAGCGGAGTACGGACGAAGTGCTTCAGACCATTCGGAACATCGGTCGTCAGGAACCAAGCATCGGTGTCGGTCAGGAAGTGGTTAACGGTGTAACCTTCCGGAATCGAGCCGTTGCTCTTGATAGCGTTGATGTTGTTGTCAGCCGTGTTCACCTGAAGCTCGGTTTCGAGCAGTCGGGTTGCAACGAACATCAGGCTTGGCGGAATCACCAACTTCTTCGGCTTTGCAGCGATCAGAAGCCCACGTTCATCCGTCCACGCTGCAATCTGAATTACAGCCGCTTCAAGCGACGTTTCGTTCAAATCAGCAGGAGTGCTTGGGATGTTCGAGTTGGTGCCACCGGAGACCAGCGGATGGGAGGCCGAGAACAGCGGTTGACCGTCACCACCGGGGTAATCGGTATCAAAGCCGTTGTTCAGGACCGCAGCAGCCTTGGTCTGCTTGGTGTACGCCATGGCACGAGCCAACGCCTTGGTATAACGAGCCGAGAGGCTGTCATACAGGTTGTCTTCGATGGCTTCTTCCGTGAGCGAGAACCCGAGGGCAATCGTCTCATGGTTGTAGCGAGCCGTGAAGACTTCCTGAGCGTTGTCATAAGCAATGGCAGAACCTTCGTTCTTAACCGGAGCAGCCGAGAAGCCCGACAGCTTGGTTTCTTCTTCGAACGAACGCTCGGAAGTTTCCGTTTCGAAGATTTGCTTATGCTCTTCGCCATAGCGAGCATATTCCAGACCGAACAGGGCGTTCAGGCCGGGCAGAAGCTCCTTGAGAAGCTGTGCGCGTGAAATTGCCATTGTTCAGTCTCCTTATGCGAGGCCAGTGGGGTTCAGGTACTGATGCATACCCTGATTCCACTTCACGATAACCTCGGTGTAAGAACCGGGGCTACCAGCAATTGTGGTTTCATGGACAACATCAATCACGCGGATCGGCCATGTCGAGGTAGTACCTTCGGTCGAGTCAACACCGACCTTAGAGTTGCCCGTGATGGTCGAGCCGGTGTTGTTCGCACCGTTCGCCAGTTTGACGTTCGAGCCGACAGCAGCCTGAGTCAGGTAGCTGACGGTATTCGAGTTGGTGCCAGCGCACACAGCGACCTTGAACAGCGCATCCGGGTCATCGAGGACGTAAGCCGTGATGTCGGAGATGTTCGTGGTGCCGGGATAGAACTGGCGGAAGGTCACACCGTAGGTGGGGTCCGTATAGGTGCAACCAAGGAAGACACCAACCGGCGTAGCAGCGTCAGTACCGGTATCCTTGCCAACCGTACCACTAGCAAGCAGCTTCACGACGTCACCATAGAAGATGGCAGTCGCAGAGTTGGTTGCAATGGGGATTTGGCGCGTGGAACCGGCAAAAACCTGCCCGCCGATCAGATTGATCGGAAGAAGCCCGTATGGGCTCGTAACGGAAGGATATGCCATTGTTAAGCTCCTAGCTTAGCGTTTGCCACTACCGAACGAAGTCGTAGACCTTTTCTCCCTGAAGAGGGGCATACGATTATCGCTCTCGCGCATGAAGTTGTTGTCTACCGAGTCCATCTGAGCCTGATTCTTCTGCG